CGTAAAATAAAAGAGCCAATAGAGGCAGTAAAGAAGTTCATACTCATAGCCTATCATTTTAACATAAATAAAATCCCACCTGTTTTGCAGGTGGGTAAAAGGTAAAACTGTACCTTAGAAGATATAGGTAAGCAATGAATACTTACCGCTGGAATACAAGATGCCGTGGCAGTTGAGCCACGAGCTAGCTCCCTTGCAGTAGCTAAGTTTAAGGTGAGTGGAAGTACCGACCACCATTCCGTTTGGGTGTATCTTCGGGGTGTGTTCGTGACCAGTTATAAGACGTAGGTTGTAGTTAGAGAAAGAGGCTGATGTTCCTCTAGCTCCGTTTATTCCACGATGACCGTGATAGTCAAGACCAACTCCTTTTACCCGATACTCTTGGTCTTCACTAAGGAACTTTACGTTCTCAGCAATCTTGCCCACTTGTTGCATAGCGAGTTGCAGGGTGGGGGTTTTCCCATCCTTAGACATCTCGACAAACATTCGACAGGCGAAGACTGAGTTAGCTCCATCTTCTAAGAAGTTCTCCTCTCCAATGAACCGTTTAAGGAATAGGTCGTGATTAGATTCAGAAATCAGGAACTGCACTTTAGGGAACTTGTGAGCAAAGAAATTTAGCTCCTTCAAACACATCTCCACCTCTTCTTCAAGTACGTGCATCTTTTTGTGCCACAGCGAAGCCTTACTAAGATTGTTGTTGCGCTCGTGGTGGTTAACAGAGTGTCCGTTAAAGAAGTCGTGAAAGACCACCCGTTTAGGTTTAAGATTTTTTATCATCTCGATAGTAGCCTTTCGAGTCTTTGGGCAAGTGTCGCCTGTGTGCCAGTCTCCTAGCACTAACGCTTCTGGTTGCTCGTACCCCAACTGGCCGTTCTTATAGCTTTCAGTTAGGTAGTGAAAGTTGCCGTTCTTTAGTGCCATTACCGGATGATAATTAAACACCCGGCTGTTTTTAACTTCGATAAACGCAAAGCCATACTCATGCTCTAAGTCGGCCTTACGACCTTGGGCAATGTGTGACTTATAGTTGCCGTGAGTCAAAGCTCCTGTAGTGGCAATAAAGCGAGGTGAGTTGCCTGTGTTCGGTAAAGACATATACCGAATCTTAGGGGAGGGCAGAATGTAGGAAAACTGAGAAGACAGCTTTTTGTTCATTCCGGTGAGGGGATTGATTTGGCTTGCCAGTATCTGAGTGTCAAACAGCTTCAAGTTGTTGTTTAACTTCATTCCTTCCTTGCCAAGAGAGAGAAACTCAAACCGTTCGTCATCTAAAAGATAACTAGGCAGGAGTGTTTCGTCCTTGTGCTTTCCGGCCATAACAAACAGATAAATCTTTTGTACATCATGGTTGTCTGCGAAGAGTTGCATGTTGCGGAGCAAATTCTTATTTACCACCGCATTGTATTGAATACAAGAAACTAAGTAGTTCATAGGGTTACTCCTTTGTTAAAGAACGTTCTAAAACAATTATAACATTTTGCATTACTTGAATTGTAACACCATATCTGGTATATTTCTCGGTTATCCCCATAAAAAAAGACACCCCCGAAAGGGTGTTATTGCGGGTATATAAACCGGCTAATGGCATGAGGGTTAACTGCTATGCCGAGATGGTAGATGGGTGAAAACCTGTTGAGCGTTGCTACGGCGGAAATAATCCCGACCAGCTCGTACTTGCCTTTGTTCTCTACAAAGACGGGTCCTCCACTATCTCCAAACGTGATGTTGGTGTTGATGAACATTGTGTCATCTTTGTAGATGGTAACGATACCTTGGCTGGGGTGAGGAATAAGTCCTGCACCGGCGCCCACTTTCCAAACTGGTCGGTAGACTGGTAACGTATCACCCTTAAACACTCTTGCTACATACGGCACATTCCCCTCGATACTGATAAGGGCAAGGTCGTACTTGCTTGAGCGTGACACAACAACTGCGGTATGTTCTGTTTCCGATGGGTATAAATCCACCGTGATTTTCTTTGCTTTGTTGATGACGTGTTTGGCAGTAAGGATAATTGTTGTCCCTGTGCCTGAGTAGATAACTACACCGCTTCCAGTGTTTTTATCCGTTTTGATGCCTACAGTTACGTAGAGCATTTGTGCATGTTTCTTTTCGATGTTCATGTCGTCGCTCCTGTAAGTTGTGAAACATAAAACTGCAATAAGCACTACGAGTAGTATCTTCATAATAGTCACCTCTACCTGTAATTTTACCACACGTGTTCAAAGGAAAAGGACACCTAAGTGTCCTCTAGGAACTTGAGCAAGAGCAGGGGGTACTGTTCTCTTGCCAAGTTTTGTTTGGGTAAGGAGTCGTGGAAGGCCTTGTGACACGTCCAGCAGATTAGAAACCTGTGGTTGTTTGCAGGCCCTCGACCCCAATGTTTAACCGGAAAAATATGGTGTGCCGTGAGCTTTTTAACTTCTCGGCACTTAGGGCATGAGCGAATTGGTCGAGCCATTAGAACCTCCCATACGTTTTGCTTTTTTGTGGTTTAACCTTAACGTCATGTTAAAGTCAGACATATACAACCGCCACAGCTTTTCAGCGTCTTTGCAAACTTGAGAACACAAGTCTCTAGTAAGCCAAGGGTCGTGTTGGTCAGGCACATCTATCGTTTTGTGACACCAGCAACAACATGATTTTTTCATAAGATGACACCTCCCAAGATGAGCGTACATATCAACAGTATGATAGCGCAGGTGAGTTTCGCCACCACCAGAAGCGGTGGCATGTATTCAATCAGGCGGTAATAGAATGGAGGCATTTTCCACCCCCTTGAGCCAGTCTCGCATACAGTTAGACTCATTCGCCGGACAGAAACAATAGTCGACACCGTTTTCAACGAAGATGTAAACACCGTTTACAAGTTCCTCTTTACAAACTTCACATATATGTTCCATTAGCCTATCCTCTCAAAGAACGTCTGCTCCCATTATATCACTTGTAGTTTAACCAAACGTAGATATACACAGGCCACATGACTATCCCAAAAACGATAAGAATGGTAAAGAAAATTACTTTATCAAAAATGTCAAAACCTCTAAGCATAACCTATTATAACAAACCCCTACTTATTTGTAGGGGTCAGGTCTGCTTTAGGGCAGAAGGTTGAAATAAGCACCTCGGTAGTGTGCTTGTAGCAGTTGAAGCCACAGACATACAGGTGAGTACCTATGTGGTACAGGGAGTTTTTGTCGTTTATGGGGTTGTTGCAACCCTCAGCTTGACATCTTTCGGGAAAATTCATAATACACCTCCGTTCGTTTCCTTTGTAATTATACCTCCTTTTTCAATTCTTCTCGATACTTCCAGCTACACTCACTTGTACAATACCAAATCTTATGTGGGGCCAACTCCTTGCCACACCTTTTACAGTGGGTAAGCCTCTCTGACGCTTTCCAGTATTCTCTGGTTGTCTTAGTCATAGATTAAAGATTGTTACACACTTCTAAGTTGTCTTCTAAATTAAAGCCATTAGCACTAGCTTGGTACGCACTAGCAACACATCCCCGGTTAGAATCTACTGGCGGTACTTCTAGTGATAGCATAGTAAATAGAATTACTAGACAAAACCCTATCATCGCTATTACTCCGACTACCATTAGCCAGTCATTTCCCCAAGAGAAGTCCCAGAATGATTCGTCTTTGTACTCATCATAGTCGAACGGGTCGTTGTGTTGTGTGTGTTTCATACTAGATATTCTTAATTCTTTTAAAGCTCTCTTTCTCGGTTAAAACCTCTTTACCGTTACTCAGTGTGCGGGTCTTTGGTGTGGGCTTGCTGTTGTTCTTGATTGCGACCTTGTATGTGCGGTGGTCTCCGTATATTCCTAGTTTCATTTTATTTTATTGATTGCGATTTCTAATAATGTAGTTTGCGATATGTTCTTTTCTTTTGCTTTTAGTGCAAGGTGGGCTTTTGCTTTTTCACTTACCCAGTTGCTTAGTCGTACTTTTGCCATTACTGTGCGTTATCTGATAACCTCACTTACCACTATACACCCCCACCGTTTGCACGCAAGCACCAAAAAGTAATACCTGTGGATAACCATGTATCGTGTGCTTATATCTACCCTGTGGACAACTTACTTGCGTGCGTTTGCATGCGTGCTATATTTATACATGAAGCAGATAAATAAGAAATACATG